ACTACGCCAGAACTCCGGTTTAATGCTGCGGATCCGCATCATCACCGCCTCCTTTCCAATGCTTGTATTGCGCCCTGTACCGTGTATGGAGTCTGAGCCAGCTGACATGCTCCCAACTGCTGTAGCAGCAGTCGATGCATGCTGAACCGTGCCATTTCTCACGCCACCACTGGCCACAGTCAGGGCAGCGGGCCACGTGCCCGCCAAGCTTCGAAGCACGAGGCAGGGAACACTGCTGAATAGCATGCTCACTCAAGGTCATCACCCCGCTCGGGGTTATCCGTCACATAGCCACATCCGACACATTGCCACTTCACAGGCCCCGAACCCGGCCACAAACCGAAGCCCACATGATCACGACCCAAGCAACGAGGGCAGAACCACGAATCACTCATCGGTTTCTCCCTCCTGTTCTTTGACCTCCTTGTACCAACTGCAGCATTCAGCCTTCTTCTCTTCGCAATTGGCACATACAAACTGACCGCAGTATTCGCAATCGAAACGAACATCACCGGCCCTATGACAGATGGAGCATTGATAATCCTTGGGGATACCAAACACTTCGGCCCGCGTTGATGATGGCTTGGTGGTGGAGTATGAAACGATGATGTTCCGCGTGAATTCAATGACGCGGCCGCATTCATCGCATTCGGTCCAGCCGTTCTCGTCGTTCGGACTGCACTCCCAAGAGTCACCAAACACGTTGCCGCAATACGGGCAAACAATCTCATCGGTATATTCATGGTCAATATCACTCATCGACGCTCACCGCCTCACGAGCAGCAGCCCATCCAGCACGAACAATGCCTCCCCAAAGCATTCCGTCATATCTCTTCATCGCTTCTTTGTAATCAACCGTTCCGTCCGTTTCGTAACTTGCATAATGCCAATACATCGCCTTGGCCGCTTCCACGATCTCCACATCGGTAGGCTCACGTCCGGCTTCCCATTTCGCACCTGCAGCAAATGCTGCGGCCGCGAAATTACCAACCGTGCGGTCCGTGTACTCGAAATTCTCATCAACAGCGAGACCCGAGTTCTCCTCAACCCAACCAGCGAACGCTTTATCAACCTCAGAAAGCTCACTCATTGCTCCACCTCCTTAGTAGGTTTTCCCACAATTGGGGCAACGCCAATGGCGCAGAGAGATGTAATGAATCGGCAGCAGTTTGCCACCACACTTTCCGCATTTAGGCCCACCGAACGTCGTCTCGAAATTGCCGATCTGTACATACCAACCCATTACTTCTCCCCCTTGTTTTGCTCTCGGTGTTCGGCGGCTGCATGTAATGCGGCGACAAGCTGACGGGCAGCATGCTCAGCCTCTGTGATTGTGAGACGGTACGCACGAGTCTCCACGGCGACAGGGCCGGTCGGGCGGCTCACCGCCACCTTCAGCACAATGCAGTTGCCCCAACTCGTAGCCTTAGCGCCAACACCCGTGGAACCGTGATCCCTGACCGGTCCGTTCTCAATATCACCGCTCATTGCTGCACCCCTTTGTAAGTTTTTTCAAGTCTTAATCGCATTTCATCGTCTGAGACATGAGAACCAATCTGCTCGGGATTGTGTTCAACGAACCATCGAGTACCCTCATTCCATCGCTCATATTCCGTCTTCCATGTCCTCGCAGGATGCGCCGCAGGAATACCACATCCCATGCAAACCAAGCCACAAAGATTCCTATCGAGATACGCCACAGCCGGTAAACACCCGCACAACGCGCAAGGAAGCGCCTCGAAATCTTCGGGATCATAACCGTCCCTATGAAAACTCATTGCTTCTGCTCCTTTCGGAATGAGGCAACGGCTTTCAGCACATCCCGGATCACCTGCTGCTTGTCGTCGTAATACCAGGATTCATCATCGGCATCGTCGAGAGCCTCGGCGGCAACGTAAGCTTCCTTGTCGGTCAGCGTGAGTGCTTCTGCTCGTATCTGAGCATTATGAGCGGCAAGCCACCTTCGATACGCGGCCATGCCACATTTCCAGTCTTCGAGTTCAGGCGGGTATGACATCGGTTCATCATCGGGCACCCATTCCTTCTCGCGCTTCACCACCTGAGAAGCGTATTCATGGAACGCTGTTTCTACTTCACCATCTGTTGGTGTGTATTCATGTGTCATGATTCAAAAACCCCTTTTCTGACCGTGTCTTTTGCTATCATCGCCATAGCCCGTTGCAGTACATCAGCATCATGAGCAGCAAGCCAACGGTCAAACTCGGCTACTGAATCCTCATAACTAGCCGAATCACCATGCGCAAACATCTCACGGACAGTAACCGTCGATGGAATAAATTCTTGCGTCATGACTGCTTTCCTTTTCGCTTATATTTGCCTCGCTGGCAGCCGCATGATGTGCTCTTGCCTGCCGTGAGATTCCATTGCCTGATGTGTCGTTTGTTGCCGCAGTCGCATTCGCACAGCCATGTCAACCCGTGACCCGGGTCGGGTTCGGGATCACCCAGAACGGTGAGCATACCGAACCGTCTGCCTGTCAGATCCTCGGGGATGCTGAACCCGCCGAAACCATCCAGTTCACGGATACGCCGTTCCGCCTGACTCATGGTTGCTGGTTTCCGCAGCCACTCCGCGAGCATCCTCACACCAGGATCAAGACCGCTAGCCCGCGTCATGACTCCTCCTCAATGACGAACCGGATGCGGTGCAGTCCTTTGACTCCTGTTTGTCCTTCTTCCCTGCGGAAGTCTGGTCCGATGACGTGTTTGGAATCGTCGTCAACCCAGAGTCCGGCGCGGGTGAACCCGTCGATGATGGGTTTCGCGCTTGGTGCCGCGTTCGTCGGGTCAGCCCTGTTGTTTGACGGGTATTGCACGAACGCTGTCACATGCGCCCGGTCGAAACGCACTCCCCTGGCCGCGTTCAGACACCGCAGGTAGCCGATCTCCTTCAACGCGCGCCGTTTCCTGTTCAACGTCCAATACGAGCCGTGCGCACCGTTCTCAGTGATCCAGTTCGCGGCCGTGATATCTACGGTCAATTCAATGGTTTTCATGCCTGCTCCCAGTACTCGTCGAGAAAATGATTCACACCGCTCATGCACTGATGCTGAGCATTGAGGGGTGAGCCGCAGTACGGGCAATGCTCGAAAGCGGGAGGCGTCTCATCGTCGTAAAGATGGATCATGAGGCCACCTCACCCAGGTCAAACGCGTTCTGACAAAGCCGGGCAGCAGCCACTTCACACCAACGTTCCTCAGCCTCGATGCCGATAGCCCTGATACCGTTCTGTTTCGCCGCCACCAGCGTGGTACCGCTCCCGGCGAATGGATCCAGGATGCACTCGCCGATTCCGCAGCCGGTAAGATCCACTACACGTTCCAACAACCCCACTGGTTTTTCCGCAGGATGACCCGTTGGTTTCGACGACGACGCCTGGAAGTGAAAAACGTCAGACGCCGACCGGTCAACGATTTTGAACCCCGGGTGCGGCATCAGTAGACAGAACTCGTGCGTGCTGCGCAGGGACTGAGGCCCCGCCGGGCCGATCCATTTCTTATCCCACACCATCAGCGACGATGTGGGGAGACCGGCATCTATCGCCGCACGCATATAGACCGGCAGTGAACGCCAATTCAGAAACGACCAGATACTGCCGTCATCCCTGACCGCCCGTGACACCATGGACAGCCATTGCGAGTACCAGAGACTGCTGTTCATCATGTCCGCCCATCCACCGGTTTTACTACCCCTGGTAGCACTGCTGCCCGCCTGAAGGATATACGGAGGATCCGTGACACAATGGTTCACACTAGACGGGGCAAGAGCAGGCAGAACATCCAAACAATCCGCGTGATACAACGTGACCAGATCATCCTGATAATACGGTCTCAACTCAGAACTCAGGTTCGCCATCGGACTCACCTCCCCACGAGTCGGACTGCTGCGCAGTGCGCGGCGAGGCTTTGGGCGACTGATAAGAGGGTTGCTGCTGGCCTTGTTTCGGTCTGCTGGATATGACGACAAGCGTTCTGGCGTTCACGTGTTTGAACGCGCCACCCTGCTTCCCCTTCTTCTCGGTCAACGCCCCATTGACCAGGACTCGCACCGACATGTTCTGGCCGACCAGTTCGGCGATGTTGCGTGCCTGCGTTTCCGCTTCCTTGCCGTAGGGGTGCACGTCGAAATACAGGGGTTCCAACTCCACCCACTGCTGCGTGCTCTTGTCCTGATAACTGGGAGTGGTCACCACCTTGACCACGCTCCCGCCGTTGTCAAAGGTTTTCACCTCGAACGCTTTGCCCTTGAATTCGATCTGCGGTTCATTCGCCATTAGTTTCTCCTTGATTTACGTGTGTACGGGTTGTTGCCCTTGACCGGGCTGGGTTTACGTTGAGGACACGGATAGTGTTTGTCGATTGCGTGAGGGCAGCGTGCGGGGCCGATATCCGGCGCGCCACAAACATCACAGACGCGCACCGCGCCATGCGGCAAAGGGATATCCACGGTCATAGCCCCACCTGCCCTGCGGAAACCCACACGCCCACCAATGACATGGGGAATATGATCAGCCAGGGCATGAGACCCGTGCCCGACGCGGCTGCGAAGGCGAGCCAGATGAAGGAGAAGAACGCGCCGACACAGGAGACGACCAGCAGGAGGAACATGAGCGTGAACCACACAACATCGACAGTGGAATCACTCATGATGCGCCGCCCATCACCACGATCATCGACGGGAAGGGTGCCGAGTCACCGGCGACCCCCTGCGTCTCGAACTTCAAACGCCCCTTGAGGAACCGGATCTGCGCGCGACGGTAAATCCACCGGTGAAACCAGCGCGTATCCGTACGCGAGGGAATCAGCATGACCACGGTCGTGCCGGGTTTCAACGCCTCATTCGCACACTTCTCCACCCACTTCGGCAACTGCCTGCCGTATGGAGGATTGCAGAACACCGTCTCACCCGACCAGTCGGCATCCAACCCCGAATGCTCAGGCGTGTAATGGTGTTCGCATTTCGCGTTGGCATCTGTACTGGCGGCATCCAGCGTGAAATGAAACTCATTATCCAACGAGTCGAACAACGACTGTGGTGTTTCCCAATCCATCCGCTCGGAACTAAACGCCGCACCACCAGCAGCAGTAAAATCACTCATGGGTGTCCTCCTCGTCTGGTGCGACCTGTTGCGCCGCTTCGATCTGCGGGGTCTTGTTGGCGTCGATGACGGGGTGGAACACGTCCGCATAGTCGGGAGTGGTCTCGTCTGCGCCGACCGCCTGGGCCGCGTTCACGGACACAGGCAGATTCGGGAACACTCGACGTATGACGGTCTTCTTCGCCATGGCCTCATAGTCCGAGACCCACGGCCCATTATTCGCTGACTTAGAACGCCGACGGATCTGATCAACTTCTTGTTTCGTCATATGCTCGAACACAAACCCGCCGTTAACAAGTTGAACGTTTACAAACACGTCCGTTAAGGTCTTCTCCGAGTGATCAGCGCCGAGGGCTGCATGAAATCTGAAATGCTGTCCAGTCTCATCCTCCCAAGCATCAAAATCATCACCCTGATACACGGCTTGAGCGTGGATGCTTTTCAACTCTCCCGAACGTCGCGCCAGGTCGATGATGCCTTTATATCCGATGATGAATGTGGCGTTTTTCTCACCGGTACGTGAATTCTTGTTGCCAAAGGGGAGGATGTACGCGCGTCCAAGCCCGTCCACCGCCGATGGTTCCAATCCCAGGGCGGAGCATTTCATGAAACAGCTCAACACGCTCTCGGGCGAGCATTCCGCCAGTTTCGGCTCCTTGTTGATCGTGCTGACACACAACTGGTAGAGCCGCTCCCCGCTCATGTTGTTGCCGATGACCGCCTGGATGCGCGGCCACGACTTCATCAGCATGTCCTTCAACCTGTCCTGTGGGCGGGCCTGCACCAACTGCTGCCCCTGTGTGCGCTCCGCTAAAGCTCCCATAATTACTGCTCCTTGACTTCCACGACGTGCAGCCTGCGCGCGTCATACGCTTGTCTGACCGATTCCTTGTAATTGGTGGTCGTATAGGTCGCTTGCCAGCGACCCGATTTGAGTCCTTTGTGCTCCCCGATGAAAACCTTGAGATCCTGCCCGACCTTCTCTTTTTGAGCTTTGAGGCTTGCCAACTGGTTCGAAAGCCTGAGATAGGTAGCCGACATCTCTTTGAACTGGTCACTGTCAATAAGCTCGATGTCGCCGTCATCCTGCGGGTAGAGCGCGTCCACGTCCATGCCGGTCAGTTCGGGCGGTTCGTCACGTTGGATGAACCCCCAGAACGCTTCAGCCGCATCCACCACGGTCTTGATGTCGTCCTCGTCGCGTTCGAACCACACCTCGACAGGCTCCGATTCCCCGATATCCGCCACGAAGCAGCCGTACGACCAGCCGGTAACCGCGAGGTAATGCGTCACCTGCGCCATGTAATAGTCCGGGGCTTTCAGACTGCCGTCCACGTCATGCCAGTCAGCGGCACGGTAGGCTGAAGCGGTCTTGCATTCCAGGACACCGAACCCGCGATCCTCGTCCCACAGCACCCCATCCAACGAGGCGCGCATGCACGGATGCGCTTTGGAGATCAGGCTCATGTCAGTGCCATCAGTCAACGACATCGCCGGATAACGACGACGGAACCAACGACGCAGCTCACCCTCCAGCACATTGCCCTTGATGACCGGCCAACGACCCGAGATATCCTCATGCTCAGCACGACCCGTCTTCTCCAACCACAACGAATACGGCGTCTGATATTTGTTCACCCCGAGGATCGTGGACATGTCAGAGCCACCAATGCCCAAACCACGCTGAGCCAGCCACGCCGCCTCACGCTCCGCCCTCGTACGCTGACGGAAACGCACCACCTCAAACACGTCATTCGACTTCAACACAGGACGCTTCATCGCCCCACCCCGATTCCTCTGTACTGTTGAGCCTCAAGGAAACTGGCGATGCGCTCACCCATACGAAAATCGTTGAACTGATGTGACTCCTCAAGCATCGAATCCAAAATCGCGTCATCGCCATAATGAGAACCACGACGAGCTCCACCACCCATGCCGAGCAATCCGCGCAACGTCGGGTCTGTCATCATTGTCGCGATATCCTGCACGGCTTCCCACAACGTTTCATCACTACTGCCCCTGTAAAAATCAGTAGTGGAAACATCATCGAGAGCCTCAGAGATATCTACCTCCGTATACACGATCATCGCCAATTCCTTCCAAACTTTTCAATCAACCCGTTCTCATGCGATTCCAACGTGGGAATCACCCGGCCATCCAACAACGCGTCCACTTCGTCCGCGTCATACAACTGGCAACCAAACAAGCCAAAACGACGAGAAGTTTTCAACTTGTGCTCACGCACCTCACCGCTCAGAATCAGCGACATGAGCCACACCCCCAACCCGAATCAACTGCAACGTGCGCGGGTCCAAACGCTCAAAATCAAGAGGCAAAACAGGGTCAGTCAATCCACTCACCCCCAGGCGTCAACGGAGCGTGCTTAGCCCACTCCCTCAACTCGTCGGCGCTCGCTTTCGCACGTGACGAACCCGGATACCTGACTACGACCTCACGGCTATTGAAAGCGGCAAGAATCCGCTTGTAATCAATGTTCAGAACACGAGCCGCATCCGCAGCAGTCCACCACTCCTTGTACTTCAACTCCTCAATCGGACTCATGTCACGCCGCCTTCCCGAGATTGTTGAACATCTGATGTGTCTTCCATGTGTGCTGGAAGCGCTGCACTCGCCTGCCGTCATGGTTGACGCCGTTATGGTCGGCGACCCTCACATACCCATCAGCAACGAGATCCTTGCACCTGGAGCGCAAACCGGACTCGGAATCCTTGAAACCGCACCTTCTTGCCGAAGCGATGATCTGCTCATAGGTTGCGGTCGGAGTGTTTCCTGTCGCGCATAGAAGGGCTATCAGCACGTGGGTGCGCTGTCTGGGCATGTTGACCGTCGTTGCAGCCTCGAACGAGGTCTCGGGGTCAGTGGTTCTTGTGGGCGCTGTCATTTCTGCTCCTTGAACCAGTCGCCCAGCGAGTTCGTGCCGCGCAAGCCCTTGTTGTAGGCGTTGGTGATGATCGAGGCAGTCGCCACGTCTTGGTTGGTGCCGAGTGAGCGTTTCGTTCGTGCGGAATCAGCCTTGATGCCTTTCACGCCGTAGGGGTATTCGCTCAGGCGTTTGATGAGTCTGGGCTGGCTGATGCGCGTGGCATACCGGTTGCAGAACAAGGCGATACCGCGGATGAGGAACGCATCCCATACGGTTGCATCCCATGCGGAACTCATGATGGTGAGCGTGCTTGCGAGCACCTTCGATCCATGCTTGCGGTAGACGGATTCGAGAGCACCCACTGCGCTGATGCTGCCCTGCTGCCTGTCCTGCGAGACTCGAAGCCCATGAGCCAGCACGATGCGTTCGATGTCGCATGGCTCGGGAAGCCCTGCGGTGACGCCCACCTTGAAGTTGTCGAAGGCGTTCACCGACTTCTTGTGATTAAGTTCAAGGAACAGTGCGGCCTCCTGCGCCTCGGTGAGATGCTCGTACACCTCTGCGACGAATTCCCATTCGTCAGCATCCTCTCCCAGCGTCTGCTTGAGCGCCATGGTGCGGTGCTGTCCGTCTACTATCCAGTAGATGCCGTCACGATACGAGACGACCGGAATGCCCATGAGGTCGGGGTTGAATCTGCTGGCAAGGTCGCTGATGTCCTTCGGCTTGGCCTCGCGCTGGGCGTTCGGGCTTAGTCTGCATTCGCCGACCTTGATGGTCTTCAAGTGTGGGGTGCGTGTGATCTTCAATGCTGTTTCTTTCATTTTCATGCTGCTTTCCTGTTGATTTGAGTGTTGAATTTGCGAAGCGCCTTCATCGGCTCTTCAAGACGCTGTGCCCAGTCGCGGGCTTGTGTTGTGGTGATCGACTCGTAGTCGATGTATGAGAGCAGGGTCATCGTGGTTTCCAGATCCCCCACCGTGGTGGCGCATATCCTCATGCTCCGGTTCAACCGTTTTGGTGTTTCCTCGATGACTTCGCCGGTCTCGGAATCCACGTCGATGATGTCCGGCTCTGGATCGTGACTTTCGGGGCTAACCTTGCGCACGAGATTCGCGCGACTCAGATTCCCCTCAGCCTTCGCCTCTGTCAGAGCCGCCTCAAACTCGGCGGGAGACGCATTGTCGGCAAGAGCAAGAATGCCGGTATCGGATTCGTGGCTGCCATAGAGTTCACTTGGCTTAGCGAAAGTAGTGACCCTATCAACTACGCCTGGCGTAGTTGATTTTGCCGTAGCTCTTGTTGCTACCGTTCCGTTGTCTTGTCCGTCTCGGATTGCCTTGCCGAGCGCATAGTCCGCACGGCGTGCCATTTCCTCGGCGTCCATCTTTATGCTGCGGGACAGGTCGCGTTGCTTCGTGGCCTCGGAGATCGTGTACGCATAGGCGCGAACCTCCTTCACATGCATCGGGTCGGTGTCCGTCGAAGCGACAGCACGGGAAAGCCACGCATACGCATGATTCAACATGTCGGAAACCGCAAGCTCCGCCTCATGCTTCGACCGGGTTGAATCCAGTTCCATGCCTATGCCGCTCACCTCCAACGCTGTGGAAGGGTCGCGTTCAACGACCTCGGGTGTTAGAATCTGTGTAGTCAATTGATTACCTTTCTCTTGATTCGAAGCCCCGGTGCATCGGGGCTTTATTTATTTGTTGAAGTAACTGCCGTGCGAGTTAGGAGTCCTACACGGCCCCTCCTAAACTGGGGGAAACTTGCTCCTCGGAATCGTTATGAGACCAAGGGTTAGATGGTCCGCCAGGATCAGTGACGCGAACCCGAATATTGGCGACCACTGGATGAATGCAAAGATCACGAATGTCGGCAACACCGCTGCCACTGTCGTTGATCTCACCCAACTCTTTGCCGATATTCCGCAGCTCGCGCAGTATCCGTGACTGGCCAAGAACGATAACCAAGCCGATAAGAGCAAGGCACATCAACTGAAATGAAATCCAACTCATGCCGCACTCTCCAAAGAAGAAAACTGTGGAGGAATGAATAGAGATGGATCAAGATGAGTTACTTTGGCGATTCGGAAAAGTTCGGAAGGTTTGAACTCAGAGACGCCCTTCAGCTTTCGCAAAAGAGTTGTGTGAGGGATGCCGGTTTCCGTCGAAATACGTGCGACACTAAATCCGGCTTCCTTGATAAGATTCGCAACAGTGGACTGTTGCCAGAGAAGTATTGTTTGTGTGTCCATACGGATAAATATACATGTCCGTTCGGATTAATCAAGTCGCAACACGCCGTATGGATATGTATATTTATCCAAAATGGCATATTATTTTATCCATGGATGAAACACTGAAATCACAATCTGACCATTTCTCAATGCTTCTGACGCAGAAACTCATAGATGCGATCAAGGAAAAGGGATTCAAGACAACCGTTGTAGCAAAAGAAATCGGCATAGGCCAAGCCTCAATGAGCCGATATATCAACGGCGTGAGAGAAATGCCAATGAGCACCTTCATGGCAATATGCTCCTATGCTGACATTAATCCGCAACGCCTGTTCAATGCCGCCTACACGCAGTCCAGCGATATTCAGGTAAACGTTGTTGACCCACCCATGCTCTCCGAGGAGGAGAAGCACCGCATTGTCATGGAGAAAATCAATCGCGGTGGCGTTGAACTAGTCGCCAGCCAAGACCCCATGAAGGAAGAATACAAGGATGGCGATGCTGAGTTCAGGTCTTAGTATCAGGCCCAACATGACCTACGGAGAGCTGCGCAATTACGCCGCGCAGCTCGGCGTAACCGTGTTCAGCGACCACCTTCCCAAAGGTGTCAACGGCATCTACGACGACGAATGCCAAACCATTGTCATCGACCGGGACGTGACCTACCGCGTGAAGCGCTGCACCCTGGTGCATGAGCTTATTCACTGGCTGTATCGCGATGATGCGTGCAACGGTCATACACACAACAAGCATGAGCTCCGCACCCGCAGAGAGGCCGCAACCTTGCTCATCTCGCCAAAGCTGTATCAAGTCACCGGAGACGAATACTGCGGTGAAGGACATCTTATGGCAATAGATCTCGACGTCACCATGCAGGTGCTCACAGACTATAAGGATCTGGTCCTTGATCGGAAGCAATATATGTGACCGTTATTCGGTTTCACGCTTTTTACACAGCTAGCGTTAATATCTTTCTCAGGCATCGATGCCCACCAGAGAGAACAAAGAGAAGGAAAAGGTCATGAGTGACCCTAATCAACCACAGCAACCCGATCAGCCCCAACAGACCTATCCGCAGCAATACGGGCAGGACACACAGTACAACCCGCAGCAGCAGCCGCAATATAATTCCAGCCCACAACAGCCGGTCATGCCGATGCCTCCACATAAGAGGAGGGACGATCGGGCTAAAAAGCCTATTTACAAACGCTGGTGGTTCTGGGTTCTGGTCATACTTGCCGCATTCATCATAATCGGCGCTATCAATGGCACAAATCCTTCAGCGACAGGTCCAACGGCACAGGCTTCATCCTCTCCCGCTAAGACTGCAGAGGAGACTAAAGCACCTGAAGTGCAGACCCTTACAGCTTCGTACAATGGGGACACGGCAGACGGTACACAAATCCAAGATGGCATGCAGGGGATAACCATTACCGCAACATACACAGACGGTTCTGTAGAGAACGTTACGGACGGTTGGAAGATAACGAATCCCGACACTCTTCATTCCGGGCAGACTCAAACCTTTACGGTCGAGTACAAGGGCAAGACAGCGGATTTCCAGGTTGTAGTGCCAATTAGTGAAGATCAATACAAAGCCTCTGCCCAGCAGGTGGCATACAGTGACCTCGCAAGGAGCCCTGATAATTACAAAGGCAAAGTTGTACATTTCCGTGGACAGATTATCCAGGTAATCGAAGGGACAGGGGGCGCAAGCCAATATCGCATTAGTGTCACTCAAGACGAATACGGGTATTGGGATGACACCATGCTCGTGCAGTTCACGCCTGATGCAAATTCACGATTCCTCGAGGATGATGTTGTTGAGTTTTGGGGGACGTCTATCGGCGTTATAACGTACGAATCGACCATGGGCGGAAACATAACGATTCCAGGTGTTGACGCACAGTACATGACTCTTTCAAAATAACAAAGGTTACTATCACACAGCCTCGCTTCATCGCGGGGCTTTTTCATATCCTCATATCGCGCGCGGTGGAATTCGTGAGAATTACACCCCGCTAGTATTTCTGTTATAGCTTTCTATTAATACTTTCTATTATTCATTATACAGGCAGTCTCTATAGACTCCACCCTGCGTCTACAGAGACCGCACCCGCAGTCTGTACAGACCGCACCCGCGTCTACACAGACCGCACCCCCTGAGTCTGTACAGACTCCACCCACCCGCAGTCCCTAGGGACAGCCGTTGTCTGTACAGACCACAGGTGCTATATTGAAAGAGAAACAAGAAAACCCCGGCGATGGTGAAACATCCCGAGGCTATGGCAACAACTGATAGAAGCAGTCGTTACGGTAACCACTATACCGCAATGGCGCGGAAAGAAAACAAATGGGTTACCACAATTGCAAGATCGTGCAACAGTTACCAGGCGCAAGAACGCTCTATCTGCCCCACAACGGCGCTCAGACCGTTTCCATGACGTTCATCCACGACATGTTGCAGACGGTCGCCATTGCCACGAACGACTATATGACCGGCGACGAGATTCAGCGCAGGAAAGAGGATGGAGAGAATCTCGGCATGGACCCGATGGCAATCCCCCGCTACTGGTTCGGCAGCTGGGAACATCTCGCGCAGCTCATGTGGGAGCAGCCCACACCTGCCGCCAGGAACCGGATACGCAGGGCATGGAGGGCGCTCGCAGAGATGGGCATCGCCAAACGATACTGCCACAAGACCGTTAGAGGATGGGAGTACACGCACTTGCTCACCATCGGCTGCGAGCAAGACAACGACATGTACGACGGACTCACCGACGACGATGTGGAGACTGACATCGAGGATCGACTGCTCGGCGCATATGAGGATCTGCGCGAGTGGAAGTATAATGTTGCCGTGAGCAAGGCAGCATGAACTTTCAGCCTCGCTTCGGCGAAGCTTTCTTATATAGGAGAATCGATGAACTCATGAAGTTCGGAATGCGGACGCCGAGTCTGAAACGATCGTTGAAGGCTCGAACCACGTCGAAGTGGAAGCGCCAAGCGAAGAAGGCGGTCATCCCCGGCTACGGGAAGAAAGGCGCAGGCTGGGTCAAGAACCCACGCAAAGCCGCGTACAACAAGGTCTACAGGAAGACAACGTTCAGCTTCTGGGATCTATTCAAGTGATCCACAGCCCCGCTTCTGCGGGGCTTCCCTTATTCCGCTTCAACCGTGAGCACGGTTTTCCCTGTGATTTCTGCGAGTGCCTTGGCATCCCAATGGGTATATCGTGCTGTGGTGCCGATGTCGACGTGGCCCATGATGCTCTTGCGCGCATCCTCGGAGGCTCCGGCTATGGCGAGCTGAGTGGCGAAGTAGTGGCGTGCGCTTCTGATGGTGACCTTCGGCAGCTCTGCTTTCTCTAGTGCCCTGTACCAGCGGCGTCGTTCGACGGTATTGGTCAGCGGCTGGCCTTTGCGAGTGAAGATCAGATCCTTGGCTTTCAGCTCATGATCTGTAGCCCACTGCGATAGGTCATCCCAGAGGGTTTTGCTGACGGGCACGATACGCTCGCCCTTCTTGGATTTCGGTGGCACCATCCATATGCCCTCGGTGATCGGCTCCGCCTTGAGCCATGAGGGTATGACAGCGCCTTTCGAGTAGCGTTGCAGTTCGTGGCATACGTGGATCGCGGGAGTGCCGTCGACCTCCACCAGGTCGGCCGGAGTGAGGGCGAACCGTTCCCCCTGGCGCATGCCGGTTTCGAACGCGAGACGCCACATGAGACCCCACATCGCGTCATCCTCGGGACTGTCCGGCCACTTGTTCTGCCCGCGTTTGCGCTTCACCTCGCCGGAGTCGCTGGAAGCGGCCTGTATGAGCTTTACGGGCTGTCCCGCATCAAGTATTACGGTTGGGTTCGCCTCGACCCTGGGCGGGTCGCAATGGGAGCACACGTTGGTTTCCATCAGCCCCTCGCCCACGGCATCATCAAGAGCATTGCTCAGTCGACGGTAGGCATTGAGGGCGGTCTTGCTGCTGCGCGTGGCAGTGATGTCCTTCTCCAGCTTGCGCACATGGGCCGCGGTGAGATCCCCGATGCGGACGGCACCGATGCTGTTCGTGATATTCCGGCAGTCGGAGCGATAGGATTCCCAGACGCGTGGCTTCACATTAGGGCGTTTGAAATCCTCCAGCCAGCGGGTGAGCCAATCTTTCAAGTGTGGGGTGTTCATGGATAGTAGCACCCCTGTGGCGATCAGCTTCTTCCTTGCCTCCAGATATTTCTCCTTGGCCTTGTTGGGGTCCTTAGCGGTGAATGTTTTATGCCGGCGCTTGCCTGTCACCGGGTCGGCAGGCAGTTCGAGCCGGTACACGGTGTATCCGCGCGTGTCGGTGCTGACGCTCCCTGAGCCTTTAGTCCTGCGACGGTCCTTCTTTTTCGCCATGATCGCCCCCTCCTAACCACCATATTAGTAGGGACTATGGTAGGGACTATAACCACCGTAATCGACCGTAATTCACCGTAATCGGGTTTTAGTCATGTTTTTGGTGGTGTCTGTGGTCGTTGGAATGACAGGCTGTAATCGTTGGAATTCCGCCACTTTGCGGCTTCATATGTGGAGCGGGCGACGGGAATCGAACCCGCGTAATCAGTTTGGAAGACTGATTACAATACCACTTCAGCGTCTCTAAAATATAATCAAATCTTCACAGGTAGGGACTAAGTAGGGACTATTTATTTACCCCACTTCCGGTCGAGCGCTCGCAGTACGTGTATGGGTGCCCCGTATCGGATTGTGCGGATGTCGATTGCGCGTCGAAAGCAGCAAAACTGCTGAATGATCCGATATAGTGCCTGCATGCAAAAAAGTGCAGGTAATCAAGAAACGTGCAGCGAGTTGCCGTCTCATGCTTTGGTGTGACACGCCGTGTTGATCTTTGATATTATGCGGAAAGCCGTGGAACTCTGTGTTGTGTGTTGTCCTGATGTCGCATAAACTTTAAGTACAGGCAGAGATGCGCTGTATATCAGAGGGTCCGAATTAACGTTTAAGCGTCATGTGATGGCGTCGGCCTCTGAGAAATGAGCCGCCCGATTGGCGGCTCATTTGCGTTACAAGGAGAACCGGTTGAACATTTTCGCATACGCCGACGAGAGCGGAGTGTTTGACTGCGCACATAACGACTACTTCGTATTCGGTGGTCTTGTATTCATGGACAAAGAGCAGAAAGATGTGGCAGGCCGCAGGTATATCTCGGTTGAGCGAACGCTCAGGAAGGTTGGGGCAGCACAGGGGCATCAAGAAATGAAGGCTATCTATCTTTCTAATAAGCAGAAGGCCTCACTGTTCAGAGCCATGAACCCATATGTTCGGTTCGGTGTAGTAATAGACCAAAAATGGGTGCTCAAGACCATCTTTGAAAATAAGAAAAGCAAACAACGCTACCTTGATTACGTTTTCAAAATAGGGCTCAAAAGGACTCTGCAGCACATGATGACCGAAGACATGTTTAAGGCAGAGGATATCAGTTCTATTTATGTATCAATGGATGAGCACTCAACCGCAACAGACGGCCTGTATGAAATGCGGCAAGGCTTGGAAGCGGAGTTCAAATATGGGACTTTCAATTTCAACTATCAGATACATTTCCCCGCACTCTTCCCCAAAATGAAAAACGTAGATTTCGTTCTTCGAGACTCTTGCCAAGATCCACTGATCAGAGCAGCCGATATAACAGCGAACCGCTTATATTACTCGGTCGTGCATAAGCAACCAGAAATGGCAAAACACATATTCACCGTATACCAACCATAAACACATAACTTCCGAAATACAGAAAGGCCCCGCCCTCGGCGTGATGCCGGGAGCGGGGCCAGTGGTTGTTGTGGTGTGGGTCAGGTGGTTGGCTTGTCGAGTTTGTTGAGGATCTGCTTGACCTGTCGGTCGAGGCCGACGACGTTGTTGGAGATGGCGGGCAGCCAGTCGAACGGGTAGCCGGGCATGGGGCCCAGTCGTAGGGCCATGGCGTTGACGACCTTTTCGAGCCGGTCGGTCCTGTTGTTGGTGTCGACCACCGCGTTGCGGATGAGTTCCTGATCGTATTGGGACAATCCCATGAGAAAATCTCCATTCTGTGAGTCTGTTGGTGTGCTGGTGTTGTCGAGGATGGCGTTGGCCTGGGTGAGGATCTCCTGCCATCGCAGGGGGTTCGGGCACTGGTCGGGACAGTCGGGGTGCGTGTGCGGCGGGATCTCCCGGTGCAGGAACACGTTCTGCCCGTGGGCCAGCCGCCCCCACCCGTACCGTCTAGCGATGTCCGCACACAATTGGGCCGACGCGGCCACGCACGCATCCGTGTTCACGTACCCCGCCAATCCTCCGGCATGTTCGATGCTGATGCTGCGCAGGTTGGAGATCCTGGACCCGTCCGCCCACGACCCGTCCAGTTCGGACACGTACTGGCTGACCGTCCCGTCAGCGCCGACCCCGTAATGGCTCGACGCGCGACTCGACGATTTCGCGAACGTGGCGTCCGTGCCGGGCAGTCCCCCGGCCATGACATGCAGGGTGATGTACGCGACCCGCTGCCCCTGCCTGCCCGTGTAATGGTTCGGACTGGGCTGCTGGGTGACAGTGACCATGCTGTTCACCCCTCCGCCGGAGCAACGGTGTCGGCCTGTGCTGCGGCCGCGCGTAGGGCACTGTCCGCATCGGGCAGCTCGACCTGGGCGGCCGGGATCGACGTGGACGGCAGTGCGGAACCAGCGGATTCCAGAGTCTCGCTGATCACGGTGCCGGTGGTGTCCACGACCTGTTTGGACGTGTTGGACGCGGCCACCAGACCGAACGCTCCGGTCAACGTCACCCAGCCCGCCGTCGCAGCCCCATACCAAGCCGGGGCGCTCACATCCAGATAGCCCAGTACTGACAGGTATACCGCAGAGGCGACGCCCACCAGCACCACCACCACGTAGATCACCTGACGAGCCCAGAACGGCAGCAGATTGAACACCTCCTGAGGCGTATCGACCACATCCGGTGTATTCGAGTTAGACATAACTTCTCCTTAAATTGGGGCATAAGAAAAGCCCCCGGCGGACACCGGAGGCTTGAATAATTGAGTGTTGTGGTTATGGATTATGCGTGCAGTAACAGGGCGATGAGATAACCGCCGACACCACTGCCGACCGCTCCGAGGAGCGCCCCTGTGAGCGGGTTCATGTGTCTGCAGACCCAACGCCAAACTTTGAGACGTTTCACATGCGGCACCTCAAGATTGTTGATGGACCTGCGCAGTCCAGAAACCTCGGAACCCAGATCCTTCACACCCGACGAGAGCCCGTCGACCTTCGCGTCCAGCACATCCACCTTCTCGGAGAGGTTCTTCACTTCGGTGCTCTGACGCATGGACTCCCCCTCGATGACGCGCACGCGACTCTCATGATCATCGGTCTTATGGAACAGGGTCTCGTTCTGCTCAACCAAACGACCCACACTCTGATACAGGCCAGGCCAATCAAGATTCGACTCCGGCATTCCCACGCCCCTCTCAGACCGCCAGGTACACGAGACCGCCGCTGATGTACCAGTCCTTGTTGCCGCTCACGCCCTGATGGTCGATGTAGATCTGTCCCGAGGGCTCCACGCGGGCACGCAACTGGGCACCGTCAGTGGCGGTCTGCAGCAACGCGATCACACGGGTCGACGGGGCGAAGGCCGCGAGGACACTGCCCACCAGCACCCCGCTGTTGTTCGTGGATGCCGCACCGTTGGAATTCATGCGGAGTTCAACCACACGCCCCGAAGCGACAGCAGTCAAATCCCAACCCGAGTACGCCTTCGACGCCAACACATTCAGGTTGCCGGCACGCACCCAACTACCGTTTTTATAGGTGTACTCCGTGCCGTCGATGAGTCTGCATGTATACCCGTCCGTCGCATTCCAGGCATTCATCTCAGCTTCGGACCGGAACGTGAGCCGCCCCCCGGCCGATGCCGTGTACGGGTAGCGTTGCGTGACGGTGACACCGCTGGAACTCGTGGAGGTAGCGGTGCTGGGGATAGTGACATCCGCCAGACGCAACGCCCCTGCGGGGATTGCGGGGGCACTCGGACTGGTGGAGGGGATGCCCGTGACCTTGCCGATGATGGGGCCGTCCACACTGTCTGAAATGGGGCTGGCGGTCTCCTGCTGTTTGACGTAGATCGCGTCGATCCTGCTGTTCGCGGTGGGTGCCGCGTCGAGTTTCACTTGCACCATGCCGTCGTTGTACAGTTTCACCGGCCCTTGCCGGTCGAGGGTCGCAGCGAACGCGGCCACGTCCACCTGCATGTCGCTACGGACGGTGACCAGTCCGCTCAGGCTTTTACCGGTGACGGCCACCCCTGTTTTCACGTTGCCGTCAGTGTCCAACGCCGAGTCCACGCGCAGCGCGGCCCGAATATCAAACTGGTCCGCGGCGTTGCTGACGGCGGGCCATCCATCCCTGAGACTCATGATTCCTCCCTATGTTCCAACTGTTCTAATACGGTGATTCGTTGTTCCATGTCGTTGCACCGTTGGTGTGCGAGTTTCGCCGCGTGCAGGGCGGCGACAGACAGCATCGTGTAGTCGATGCCCACGGGCTCGGCAGTCACGTCGTCGTACACCACGAAGATGCCCAGGCCCGCGTCGTCAAGATCCTCGGCGATCATGCCGATCCTGGGGAGCGCGGAGTCGCTGTTCTCGTTGACGTCCTGGATGTACCGGTACCCCACCCAGTCCACGGACAGGAGCTGCTCAAGGCTGATGTCTGGCACATGGAAGTCGGTCTTGACCTTCCGGCTCGACTGGCTGGTGCCCAGCGTGCCGTCCGACAGCACCCACGCCGCCCGGTACGGTCCAGACGCGAACATGTTGCTGTACCCATTGGCCGTGCCCGTCCCACCATGCGCGGGGTCGAGCACGCCAATCGTGTTCTGCTTGCCCGACAGCCCCGTATCCGCATAGCTTTTAGCGGAGGTCAGCGTGGCCTGGTCCTTCGAATCGATCTGCGCGGTGGTGTACGACCGGGCTTGGATCGCCGCATCGACCCTGCTGTCGAGATTGTCGACCAGTTCCAGCATGCGTGCTACCGTACGATTGAACTGCGAATCGGTGGGCGTGCGCAGGTTCCTGATATCCGCCCTGATCCTGTCCAACTGCGCCTGGAAGCCCTTCAAATCGGACGCGTACACCTGTGGGTCAGCCATACACCACCCCCGTCTTCACTGAGATCTTGTCATCACTGCTGGAACCCGACAGGGTCATGATCCTCAGGTCATGCCACCCATCCGGGATGAACGGATCGCGTTTCGTGCGGATGCTGCACGGATACCCGGCATCCCAGTCCGAACCCAGTGTCGCGTCGCGGCGGACATCGAACGACCATGACTGGCGTGGCTGGGTGCTGGTACGGATCGTCTCGTTCGCATGCCTGATCGCGGTGTCCTTGTCGATGACGGTGGTCGACAGGCTCTCCACCCGCTCCAACATCGGATACCCCTTCGCACGCATACTGCCGTCAATGGCACGTTCGATGATGGCGGTGTCCGAACTCGCGCCGCCCGTCTCCCATACCTGGCTTGCCATGTCGGAACCGTCAACCTCGACCTTGAGTCCGGTGATCGGGCTTTTCGGCACGCTCATATCCCAACGTTTCACGCTGGTCGACGTCAACCGAGGATGCCCACACATGAGCAGCCACTCATACCCCAGGCCGTCCGTGGTGCGCCTCGGCTGGAAACGGATATCGACACCCTGCTCGACACCGGTGATGTCCGTCATCAGATCACCGACCAGTTTCGTCTCCGCACCCTTGATATTGCGTTGAAACACTCCGGGCACATCATCGCCATACGCTATCGGTATCCGCGACGCCTCGGGCATCCACGCATTGGCCTGCATGACCCAACGTTTCACGATGTTCTCGTAACTCGTGTTCGTGATGTTTGTGTCAAACGCGGTGTTGGCGCTGCCGTCCTGGTTCGTCAGCCGGTCGCCGTCACACATGACCGGCAGCAGGACACGATGATCGAAATACGACCACAACCCCTTGCCCGTGATCTGCACCGTCCCTTGGTCCCTGTCGTACGCCACATTCCAGATGGGGCCTCCCACGCATAGGTTGCCGTCATCGATGATCAGACACGACTTGGCGACACTCGCCGCGTTCGCCACCCCCAGCCTGCGGATACGCCGGTCGTTGACATCCACCGTGCAGGACACGTCCTCGGCACCGTTGAACTCGCTCGTCCACGACGCCTGCAGGAACGGCACATCAAGAATCCTGCGTCCAGTAGGGAAATCACAGATACGCACCCTCATAACAACCCCATTTCCTAGAAATACGCCGGAGAACCCGACAACACCAGCAGCGGTGAACCCTGCACGCCACCAAGCGACGTGAACTGCACCGTGCACGTCTCCCCCGGGCCGACCTGCCACCAATCATCATCGGTGAGATACCCGGAAACCGGGCTCACACCATTGAGCAGCGCACTGCCATCAGAGGAATCCAGCAACACGTAATCATCCGACGCGACCGGACGACGGAACGTCAACACATCACCCGACTCCACACACCGCAAGGAAAACCCGTCAGAAAACCCACCCGAAACCCTGAACCTCAACGACGTAGGAGCCGTACCCTCATTAATGAAACGCGCCCGACCATCAACACCGACAGCACCGAAACCCACAGGGAAACCAACAGGGAACGCCACACCACCACCAGGAGCAGGCAAGCCAGTAGACGCGCTCGAAGACGCACCATACGCAAACGGATCAGGAGCCAACAAATCCACAGTGATACCCTGTAACCGCTTCCGTCCTCTATGAGAGGGGACATCAATCTTTCGGATACTGACCAATCTTGTTGTCACGTAGTTTCCATCATCAAAAATGCAAGTGATGAGCTCTGTCGAACTGGCTAACCCGGTCAAAGCAATGATTGCCTCATCCAGGTCAGCAATGGAAACACCCATATACGCCAAGGTCACTGTAAACGATGCAGATTGACGCCAATCAGTTCCCACGTCGAAAGACCCATGAGACTGCGGTCGTTCATAGACCTCAGCTTTCGATGAGGGCAAGCTCATCCAGTCGCTGATATTCTGCAAACCCCAACCATGGCCAGTTCTCGTTACATAGGCACCCCCATCTGCGATTATTGTCCCTAAGGTTAATGTCACTGTCATCGAGCGCCTCCAGAGGATTGCTTAGCTATCGCTCTTGCAAACTCATTAGCCAATAGTTTTGTATTCGTTTCAGGAATTTGGAACGTGTTGTAGTAAGTGTTCGAGGCTGGTTGAGAATTTAAAATCTTCGTGTTTTCAAGCAAACCAGTGCGGTTAGCCCTATCCAGATTCTGCAACCCAATTTTCCGTGCTGCTGCCGCTCGGATCACATACTCACCATCAGACAGCCATGTAGGGATCGAGTCCGACGTTGACGTGCCAGGGCCGGTGACGAATCCTGATGGGCCGCCGGAGGCCAAACGTTGTATGATGCCGCCGTTAGCACGGTGCACTTCACCACCATTTGCTTGACCGATACCCCAGTAAGATTTCATCGTGCTTCCAACACTGGAGAAGAAATTCGTGATGTTAGACCAGCCGCTACCAGCCATATTCGCGAAGAAGTTCGTGCTGTGAGTTTCTGAAACAGATTCGATGCTTCTCTGCGCAGCATCTGCCTTGTTCTTCACATCATCATTGTTGGCATTCAGTGAGGCGTTGGCTTTTGAACCATCAAAGTGCCGGAGCGAAGTGGTGGCGTCACCGGTCTTCTTCTGTGCATCTGTGTTATCAGCCGTCAGCAACGATTGGACTTGTCTGGGCAGGTTATCCATGTTCAAATGCAGGTTGTTGATGTCGCCGTTGGCCTGGCTCGTCAAGGCGTTCATCACCGTGCTCTTCTGCGCTGGAGTGAGGCCCAAAGTGTTGAGATACGCTTCGACCTGTCCTTTGGTCAAAGAGGAATTCTCAGTGAAAGTAGTGTTCACATTCGCTGGAATCAGGCCGAGAGAGTCCGCGTACTGTGCAGCTGCTTGAGAACTCATTCCCTGCTGTTCCAGAGTGGCGATCAGTGAGTCTCGCATCTGTTGGACACTGTTTTTAGCGCCTTGGATGGCGGTGGACATATCCCCGCTGGTTTTCCCATACTCCAGTTGAGCTTGCACATTCTGCCACAATGCATCGGTAGCTGAACTCACTGCTTGCTGTGAAGCGGCTGTCAACTGTCCGTTGTTCGCCAGATCGTCGCCGTTGGCTTTCAGCGTGGTAGAGAGTTGGCTGAAAGCGGATTGGACAGCGCTGGTACCGTTATTAATCGCGTTCTGGGTCTGCGAATATTCGATCATCTCCTTGATAGTGTCCTGGTAGGAACCTTTCAGATCGTTCACCACATCGCGAAGGCTCTGCATTTTCGCCTTGTATGTGCCGTTGAAGGTTATTCCCGAACCGGCTGCCTTATCCAGTTGAGACATGGCATCACCGGTGCCGGTTATCGCATCCTTGACGGTTGACCAGCTGGTCCCCGTGTCTTTGACCAGTGAGGATAAGTTACTGTCTTTACCCAGTGAGCTCAGTTTATCGATGATGCCAAGGTCGCCAGACTGTCCGGATTGCATCTTCGACCAGAAGCTACTTACACTATCTGCTCCTTCTTTCATTGCCGCGGAGAAGTCATCGACCATATTCTGGGTTTTCTGCATTTGGTCGCTCATTGTGGCGGTATAAGCCGTGACGCCGAGTGCGGCTGCGCCAAAGGCTACGCTTGCGGGACTGATGCCCCCTAATGCGGATGACAGTCCACCTGTTTTCTTGACCGCTCCGGCTGCTTTAGTGTCAAGGGTTTCCACGCTCTTGGCCGCATTGCCAATCTTCGGCGCTGCGCTTGATGCGTTACTGCCCGCATCCTCCAATGATTCGGCTATGGACGTTATGGAACTGGATTTCGAGATTTGCCCCGACACCAGTCCGCCAATGGCGCTGCCTACGGATCCGATGCCCTTCACCAATCCAGCCGAGGCTTTCACCACCATGCCGATCGGTGAGAGCACCATGCTGGCCTGCCTGCCGAAGAGTGCAAATCCGAGCACGGCAGACTGTACTCCTGTAGGGAGTTCCCCAAACAAGTCAATAAGTTTAGCTATGGCAGGGAGGACAGGCTGGACAGTGTCCAACGCCTGGGCGAATCCATTCAACCCGCGGTTTAACGTCTGGAAGGAACTTCCCGCACCTGTCACTTTGGATTTGAGCGGGTTCAAAGCATCACCGATGCTGTCCAGCCCATCGTGGATACCTGAAAAGGACTCGGACAAGCGGTTCATGGTCGAATCGTCGACGTTGAAGGCCTTTTTGAACGCGCCTTTGAAGTCCTTCTTCTCAATGAGTCCAGAGACCGAATCCCACGTTCTTTTGAACCAGTTGGTGAAGTTACCGAGCTTGTCTGAAGCGAAATTGATGGCCCCTGTCAATTGGGGTTTCATCGTGTCCAGGAAAGTGCTGCCGAACTTCTCGACAGCAGCCTCCCAGTTGCCCATCGCACCTTCGAACGTGCTGCTGTCGGCCGCCGCCTTCTTCGCAATGTCGGTCATGCCAAGATCCATGAGCGCCTGGTTGAACTCGTCGGCGCTGACCTGGCCCTTCTCCAAAGCGTCGGAGAAGTTCCCGGTGAAGGCCTCGTTCTTCTTCAAGGCATCCTGAATCTTGCCCGAAGCGCCGGGGATCGCATCACGAAGCTGGTTCCAGTTCTCTGTGGTGAGCTTTCCCGCTCCTGCGGTCTGGGTGAGCACCATCGTCACGCTTTTGAACGTGTCCGCATTACCACCGGCCACGGCGTTCAGGTTGCCAGCGGCCTCCACTAGATTCGCGTAGTCCTTCACACCGTTGGATGCCAACTGGGCTGTCGCGGAACGGATGTCACCGAGATTATAGACGGTCCTGTCGGCGTAGACCTGGGTCTGGTCGACGAGCTTGCCGATGGTCTCGGTGTCGATTCCTGCAAAGTTCAACGTATTCTTAAACTTTTGCGTCGAATCCGAGGCATCCATGGCACCAGAGATCATGCCCGAGAACAATCCCATGATCCGCTGTGTCGCCGCCCCGGCTACTCCGGCGACTACTCCCCACTTGACACCGAAGCCAGAGAGCTTCGAGGAGACCTCATCGACGTTCTCACGGTTCAATTCCTGTACGCTGCTGCGGATACGTTGGATGGCGTTGGTGAACACGCCTGTCTTTGGTGCTTCTATGGTGTCCTGTTTGACATCGGAGACTGCCTTTTTGGCATCCTTGAGGCGACCTTCGGCTGCCGTCAGTGCCTCCGAGGTGGATTGTTCCCTGCGTTTCGCCGAGGCAAGACGCTCGGAAGCGGCTACGGCCTGCACCGATTCGGCACCGTTCTTCGCTATCGCCGCCGCCAACTGCGCTTCGGCAACGCGCACTTTGCCTGCCGCGTCCTGTTGCTTGAGTCTCGCTGCGCTCATCGCACGGGCTGCTGATGCCACCTCAGACTGCATCTTCTTCAAAGCGGGTGAGGCCAGGTCACCGGCCGAACCGTTGAACGCGCTCTTCATATCCTTGCCGAGAGATGATCCCGCCTTCGACCCGACGCCTTGGAAGGCGCGAGAGAAGATGCTGCCACCTTCCTTGCCCGATGCCTGGACCTCTTTGGAGACCATCGACCGGAACCCTGTCATGACTGGGAAGATCGAAACGTGTCCCGAACCTACCTCGGCCCCTGCTGCACCTGTCATGGCAACTCCTCAACATTCACTCCGGGGAACGGGCTGAGTTTCGCCTTCGCCTGTTCCAATTCCTCATCGTCCGCAGGGTCACTACCCGGTTCCTCACCGATGCGCAGCGGTGCCGGCATAAGGTATCCTCGCTGGTGAAACGCAGCGGACAGTCCTTCCCAGCTCATCGGGTAGTCCAGTCCAAGATGTTTAGCTCCGGTTAAGGTTGCAGGGTCGGCTATGAGTGAGGCGTACAACGCCATCGCGTCGCCGTAACGCAGCCGGTTACCCACGTCGCTTGCCAGTGACCATCCGAGCCTGGCGAAGTCTGCAGCAGCTTCTACGCGGTCGGCTTCGATATCACGGAGGAAGCCTTGTATTTTCCCAGTGATGCCATCTGCACGTCGGCGATAACATCCGCATACCTGTCGCCAATGGCAAGCAAGGTGACCGACATTTCACTGTTGATCAATTTACGTTTGGTTGGATTCTCGCGCGTCAGCACCGATTTAATCTGCGCTAATGGCGATTCCTGTCCGTCCTCGTCATCGAAGTAGTCAGCCCTCACTGCCAGCGGTAGGCGGTAAGTATGTCCCTCGTAAGTTTTCATATACAGGTTAGGGAATCTGACAATATAGCGGTTCTCCAATGCCTTGCCAGCTTCGACGATTCCCGCTTCATACGATTCTTCGGTGGCATCTTCAAAGTTGAGATCATCTGGAATATCGTTCTTCTGTACCATTCTTATGCTCCTTTAAGGTGAGGCTCTTTTATGTGAAAATCCCATCAGCATGGAGAGCATGAACCACACGGATGGGATGAACGCCTGTTCAGGCGGATACTGTGACAGTCACAGCAGACGATGTGGCGTCACCGCTTGTAGCGGTAACTTCCGTCGTCCCCGCAGCAACGCCGGTAACCTTTCCTGAGCCATCAACAGTTGCCTTGGACACTGCATTCGATGCCCACTGTGATGATGTGGTGACATCAATCGTTGAAGCGTCTGCCAATGTCGCGACAGCCTTCAGTTGAATTGTTGAACCAACCTGCACAGTCGGTGCGGTCCCGCCATCAGCGGCGGTCACCGCTACCGACTTCACGCTTTTGGGTCGTACTGCCATTCATTGAACTTGGTGGTGGAACCATTGCCCACAATCTCGTCTGGCTGCCATGTCATGGTCACGGTCCGGCCCTTTACACTGCCACGCTCGGACTGGTCGACCTCGGTGGTGGTCACCTGGATGACGCCGTTGAGACGGCGGATCTTCCCGTTCTTGTAGACCTCCTCGTAGAACAGGACCCACCTGGTGTCCGGCGTGTACGTGTCGACTGCGATCATGCCGTTCGCGTCCGCGGTCTGGCCGGTGATGAGCTTGCGCACCGCGGCGTTGAACTCCGCCAAACCCCATTGGATCGTCATGGTGGGATCCTGGTTCAGGAAATACCCCTTCTGGAAAAACTCGATCGCATCATCCTGGTCCTGGCTTTCGGTCGCGCCGCCATCCTGTTTGATCAGGCCCAGCCACACGTAAGGATTGGTGGTCGGCCACGTGACCGTCGCGCCGCCTCCCTGCTCGGAGGTGAGCAGGTTCGCCGCGTCGTAGGGTGCGATGGCGAGCTGTCCGGTGATGGGGACATCTACTGCTTGAAGATCGTTGCCTTTGGCATCTGCTGTCATGTTTTCTCTCCTTGGATATGAGAAAAGCCACCCCGTGTGGAGTGGCTTCGAGGAATGTTGATGGTTATTGGATGGTGCCGACCGTCGAATATTCGACGGTCATGTACCGGCGTGCGTAATCATGGTCGTCCTGAACCGGATAAGGGCCATTGCAACCGGAATCGATGAGCGCGGCGACCGGCGACTCCCGAGCGGTGACGATCTCTTCACAGGTCAGATGCGCATAGATGAGCCTCGCGAGATCATTGGCCGGCTTATCGTTGGTCTTCGAACCGGCGAGTACGCTCACGCCAATGGAACGGTCGAACGTCGCATACGATGTCTTGGTGCCTGAATCGTCGCGTATGACAACCACTGGCTTCTCCAACGGAGTCGAAAGGATTTCCGGCTCCTTGTTGACGAAACGCACGCCAGGAATCTGCGAGCGCAGCCATCCGGTGAGGAACAGTTCCATGTCAGGTGGCAAGTAGAGGGTCATTTCGCGGCCTTCAATGCGCGGGCGAGGTTGCCAGTCTTGGATTCGATGAGCATGGTTTTCGCGTCCGTGCCCACTACCATGACGGTGTCTCGGTGCGCTCTGGATACCGTGCGCAGTTGCAGGCCGTCCCTGTATGCCCCGCTGTCGACGGGGGCACTGGCTTTCGCGGCTTGCAGCACCTTTTCGGCTTTCTGCGAGCACAGGCTTTTGACGCCGGAGCTGCGCAGGATCGATTCGAAGAACGAGTCGTTGAATTCCACTTGTGTCTGTCCTGATGCGGGCATCAGCCGATCACCTCCTCTAGGTTGCATACGAGTGTCGGCTGCCATCCGGTGAAGGCGTTCACGTCATGAGTCGGGTATCCGACCACGTTCCATTTGCGTCCATCACTGGCTTGTAGCCGGTCACCACGTCTGACATCAAGATTGGGAATGTCTGAAACGAACTGTGCGGTGCTGAGCACTTCGCTGCGCATGGCATCGTCCTGTTCGACGCTGGTGAGTGATGCCAGGGCACCGTTCACCTGTATGTCGTCCGTGTCAGTCCAGTCGCCAAGCGTGCTGCTGTCTGGATCGTATGGGTCAACGATCAGTTTTCTACGCTGACGTGTGAACTGTTCCGTGTGCTGCAGCGAAAACGTTGAATTCTGCTCTACGTAATCGGCTGCGGTGCTCATGAAACGCCCCATGTCAGCCTGTACGGCTCTAACGCATCCTTCTCAATCTGCAGGAGTGGAATGCTTAAAGGCGCTCCGCCCGCAGTAATGAAGGTGACGCTCGAACCGTTCGTGGATTGCGAGCCGATAACTCCAGGACCGGTCGAACCGCGTTGTGCGAGTTTCAATATCAGAGAGGTCACGTCTGCGACTTCACCGGAATCGAAACCGTGGGACAACGTAACTTGTACGGCCCCTGGGCAGTCGGGAAAATATCCGTCACGGAGACGCACGGTCCCTGCGATGCTCCAATCGATGCTGTCTTTCATTTCAACGCCGTTGACCAGCAGGCTTGAGATGTCGGTGATGTGCATGGATGGCAGCAGCAGGGTGCGAGCACCGTAGGAGTCGAGTTTCAGGGTCTGTGTGATGTTTGGGGCGATGTGCCAACCGCAGTAGGATCGCACGGATTGCTGTGCGGCCTTGAGCCAGGTCGATGAGTCCACCGTCGTGTCACTGGATATCAGGTCTGGAATCGTTTCAGCCATCGCCCCGTCACCTCATTTCTCCTGCTTGACGGCGGAGGTCTTGCGCTTCACCGTTTTGGACGCATCCTTGTTCTCTGGTGTTCGCTGTGCAACCTCGACCGCGTCTTTCGGCTGTTGACCTTCCCGGTAGAGGAAGGTGCGGCCGTTAAGTTCATAGGATTTCATCATCCTCGATCACCTCAAGCCGCAGCGCCAAGAGTCACCTTGGCGATGGCTGCCGGATACTTGACCTGAAGTCCGAGACGTTCGCGCAGACGCACGGTGATCTGGTCGCTGGTGAAATCATCGCCATGCGAGTTGGTGGATTCAATTCGCACGCCACCCTTGCGGAACACCTTCGCCGCAGTTGAGAACGCGCCGACGACGACAGTGCCCTTCGGAATGCTGGCGGACACGACGGTGCGCAGACCCCAAAGCAATGGCTGCTGCATGATGCCACCATTACCGTACTGACCAGCGAAGAAACCACCACCAAAGTATTGACCGTTCGCATCCTTGGACAGTCGGATGGTCTGATAGTCGGCGGGGTTGATGACGATGCCGTCAGCAGCGAAGCCGGTGACCTCCTGCACCGAGGTGATGGCCTTGAAGATCAGATCAGGATCGCTGACCTTCTCGCCTGTGGTATTCGCCACGGTCTGGATGCCGTCGCGGCTGAGCACGCCCTTGATGGAGTTGCTGGTGCCGTCACCGGAAAGCAAGGCAAGTTCCTCACGCAGCTGCAAGTCGTAGAGCGCGGTCGAGTTGATCTCGGACACCACATAGTCGGCATCCTCGGCCATGTCATCGGTGATCTTGAAGAATCCCGCGACCTCTGCCAGAGAATCGGTCACCCATGTGGGGTCAGCCAGATGAATCTGAGGTTTCGCGCCACCTTCCGCCACGAAAGCCGTGGGACCCTCAAGCGCTCCGAATACCGGGTACTTGATGCTGTTGCCGGAAACCGTGCCCGATCCGAGAATGTCGGCGAACATGAGCGGACGCTGGTATGGCATGACGAAGTTCGTGTCAATATCGGTAACCAGAGGTCCGAAAGCGCCTGTCGCCTGCCCAACGCGCTGCACGTCGGCTGCGGCCTTGAACTCCGTGGTCTGGAATCCACGGGTCTTCGTGTCGAGAACGGTCAGACCAGCGTTCTTCAGGCTCTTCATGAAGAACTCGCCTGGAGTCTTTGCGTCGATCACGCCCGACTTGGCCTCATTGTCGACCTTGGATTCCTTCTTGCCGAGGGAACCGAGCTGATCGAGCAGGGTCTTCTTCTCCGCAGCCTTGGCCAGCTGCGCATCCAAGTCCTTCACTTCGGCGAGAATGCCCTTCAAAGCGGTGACATCCTCTTCGCCGAGTTCTTCGCCGTTGGCGATGCGTTCGTTGAACTTCTGCGCCTTGGCGAGTGCCGCAGCGCGTTTCTCCTTGAGATTCATTGTGAATCTCCTTCCTGAGCCAATTGCTCATAGATGTGTATTAACTGCGACATGGCCTCCACGGACGGATTGGCTTTCAGCTCCTCGGCCTTGGCCTGTTCAGGCTCCTCGGTCTTGGCTTTGGCATTACCGCTGGCTTCATCCACATCAAGATTGGTTTTCTCCCCATCCAACTGGGACAGGACATTGTTCAGGCTTTCCGCTGCCGCGGTGATCTGGGATACGGATTCACGCAGCAAGCTTTCATTCTTCGCGGAAATGGCTCGTCCGGCCTTGACCTCCGCAGTGAGCATGTCGGCTGCTGATTTGACCGCCACGATCGACGTGTCCTGGTTAGCTCCGACAGGTACGAACGATGCCTCATACACCTTGAGCTTCCTCAGCTCATTGGCTGTGGTGCCGTCATCCAGTTCCACGGTGCCTTCATCGAGCACGTCGAAGGCAAACGATAGTTGGGAAAGACGCTTGCCCTTCACCAGCCTGTACACCTGCGCAGCCTTGGGCGAGTCCATGTCGAACTGGCCCTTGACCCACCATCCATGATCGTCGGTTCCCATGTCGATCGCGCCGCCGAGATTGTAATCAGGATCGTCCATGCGATGCCCGTACATGATCGGCATCACGTTCCCCGACTGCTTCCACTGCTGGATGGTGTCATCGAATGCGTTTTTGGCTACGACGTCACCGTATGAGTCAGGGGTGCGGGTGAACGTCGAGGGGTAGACCAGGAACTGGCCATCCTCCAGATCATCGCCATCCGTACGGAATGATACCGGCATGTCCTTGAGCTTCATGGCTAGGCTTCCTTACTGTCAAAATATTTCATCGCCGCAGCGTTCGCCTGATTTGCGAATATGCCAGCATTGAACTGGTCAATACCGGAAGACACGAGGTCGGCTTGTAGCTCACGTTCCCAACGCTTCCAGTCGATGGACTCGCCCGCTGCCTTGCGTGAACTATTGGAACGTTTCATGCGCGCAAACCAACGCTTCACCACATCCTCGACCTCGGCCGGAATGGGTTCCCCACCATCCTGCGGACTGGACTGGCCGCCTTTGGTCACGTTGAGTGGCACAACGAGTTGATTCCCGCCATCAAGCTCTGGAAGATTCTGTCTTGCGCGTCCTTCGTTCACCGTCATCCAGGGAGCGCCGATGCTGGTGGACAGCACGCTCGCCTGTTCCTCGAAGTCACCGGCAAGCTTTGATTGGATGTTGAACTCCAGATACGGGTTGATGGCCTTGCTCACCTTGGGCACGAGGAAGGTGTTGAGACGGTCCTGAATCATCTGCATCAGTGGCCCCAATGTCTCCGAATACAGCATCTTGCGGAATTCCCTAGTGTTGCTGAAATTCGCATTATCGAGGACCCCTACCATGACGGGGTTAACGTGGTACACCTGGGCCACTGTCTGCAATGAAAGCTTCGTGACTTCCAGGAACTCGTCCTCGCGAGCCGAGAAGCCCACGCGGTTCATGGTCATGCCGTCTTCAAGCAGTGGGCTGGAACCTGCTTTGCCGCCGTTGTCCTGGTATTCCTTCCAACCCCTTCGGAAGCGTTCACGGGCCTTGTCATCCCAATTCGGAGCATCCTTCGGACGGGACAGATACATGCCGATCCGGCCGCCACGCTTCCACATCTGGGTGCGATACGACCACGCCTGAATCTGCTCGGCAATGACATCCTTCAACGCACGAATCGTGGAGACACCACTAGTTGGGTCTTTTGGATTCCAACCGTGGAAAACAATCATGTCCTCCGCATCAATAGTCACCGCTATCCCAGAAGGTGGCTGAACCTTATACGACTGTGGGGAGAACACATCCCCATCAAGCTTCATCGTCACCCATGAAGGAGGAATCGGACGAATCACCCAACCGCTCGCAGAGCTTGCGTCCTGAACGACAATCCAGTAAGCGATGTCATACAGAGCCATGTCCGAAACCAGAGCACGTATCAAGTCAAACTGCGTCATATCGGGATTCGGCCTGCTCAGCAGAACGTTCAGCGGGTCATCAGTAACTCGTACCCTGTTCGTGTCGGATTCACGGTTGAACAACTGCAATCCGACCTGAGCGACGTTATCGCCCATGAAGGAGATGACCGTTCGTAGATGCGGCTGTGTGGCATACAGTTCCGCAGGAGACTGACCCAGCACCTGAGCCACATCATCCTGAGTGAAAGTAATGTTTACCAGGGGACGATTGAACCAGCCCGAAATAGTGGACCATACACTCACCAGATCCCCCTTCCTAGAGAACCATCAGACCATGCTCCGCATAGGCAGAAGCAGTCATCGAAGAATTCGAAGCCTCGAACATCTCAAGCCCATACAGGGCGTACGTCTCCGCGATCAGACCGGAAATGTCCATCATGGAATTGTTGCGATCCCACACCTCGACATCGCCGAGCTTGCGTGCGACACCAGCTGATACCGCCTCATCGATCGCAGGCTGTGGCAGGTGACGCAGCTTCTCCTCGCGCACACGGTCACGGAACTGGCCCGTGGAAGCACCAAGACGAGGCCCGTCAATCGAATCGACCTGGAAGCCAAGTTCGGCCAAGGGGTCTATCAGATCCACAGCACGACAGCCACGCCCCTGGATGGCAACCTCATTGGCACCGGTGGTGTCACGTATACGTTTGAGCAGGTTGGGGACCCACATCATCCCATCCCTTCGAGTCACCACCTCCACATGAGGCAGACCATCAGCTCTCATGCCCGCTGCGGCCACCCATGTGACCGAACCATCTGCGGTAGTGTCTATGCCAAGAACGATTCTTCCGCCTTCCTCGATGGAAGAGCCTGCGTCGCTGCCTCGCTTCCACTTCTCGGGATCGAGATACGTGTCCACATCGGCAGTCACCCACTGGCACAGCACCTCCGTGCGGAAACCGGCCTCGGTCATGCCTGCCGCGTCGGAAGCCAGAGACTGCACCGTCATACCACCGAAACCGATACTCGGATTCGCCTGACACAGCGCATCGGGATCATCCAACGCACACCCGTCAGGCGCAGACCATTCGAACAATCCGATACTCACATCATGCGAATTCGCATACTCCTCGACACCCTGCAGACCAGCTTCCACATACTTGTCCCACTCGGCGATCTGAGCGAGACCAGCGTCACGCTGCGCCTTCAACACCACGCTGGTCCCATCCCCAGCATTGGAGATACCCCACAACTGCCCGCTCCAGAAGCTCTTCGTCGTCTGGGAAGTAGCATTCCACGCCACCCATGTCTGCTGCTCACGAAGCTCATCCATCAGCACACGGGCCGCAGGCTTGCCACGAGCATTCTTCGCCGCGCGAATCTCATACTGAGCCAGCTTCTTCGACTGGATATACTCCTTGCCGTTCGTGTCCGAAACCTTCGCGGTATTCCCCTGCAAGGCAGGAACCGCCAAATCCTCAGCCTCTTCGGTATCAGGCTCAGGATCACACCACATCTTCACCTGCGCCCAAGGCTCCCGCGCGATATCCAGATTCTGGGCAGTACCGACAATCTTGAACTTCACGGGCGGCACACGCTCTGGATGACGCAACGAATCAACCAGGAGCCACCAGCAAGCGAGGACACTCGCCAGCATCGTCTTGCCATTCTGACGAGCAACAAGAACAATCACGCGACGGAAACGATACGACCCGTCAGACATCAGCTCCAACGCATGTTTCAATAGCCACTGCTGCCAAGGCCGAAGCTCAATGCCGAGAATCATCCGGGCAAAATCGATTACCTCAAAGCCAAGGCTCGTTTCAGACGTAAGCTTTCGTAAAGGACGAGTCCAGATACGTGGCTCCGTGCTCCCAAACCGTCGAGAGACCATGAGCCACCGCCTTAAAGAGAGAGAAACATGCAGCCACAGCAAGAACCAATTCCTGCACCAGCCCCTACACCAATTCAGCAAAAGCCAAGATCATCAAGCGCAACCACAGGCCTCATTGTCAGCATCGTTGCATTCCTGTCGATAATGATTGCGGTAGCAATACGTGGAGCTGGCATATTCGCCGGATTAGGTAGCATAGCTGCATTCATCGCTCTCGTTTTTTCGATAGTTGGGGCCATATCCTGTCGCGCCACAGGAGTCAGAAGAGGCATGGGAATCGCAATTGCGGGAATATTTGTGTCGATTTTTGTTCTCATGCTTGGCATATACGCAATACAGTGGGTCCAGCAGATGTAATCAACCCGTTTTGCTGTGTTTTTCACGAAATGCGGAGAGCATGTCAGACTGAGACCCAGCTTTTAACTTCGCAGGCGATTTCTGAGCCACTTCAACAGTTAACCCAAGCGCCTGCAAGTATTTCAAGAATGTTGGTACGGTAACATTGTCCAACTTTCCATTTTGATCAATGAAATCATTCTCGGCAATCAGATCAATTCGCCGTGCAAGTACTCTTGATGCTGCTACAAGAGCCGAATGCTGCGCAGAAAGCCCAGAAACATTGCGCACAGAGCGTTCAAACGCATCAGAAACGCTCAAAAACTCAAATTTTGCTACCATGTCCAACCTTGATTAGTCTCTCGCGCGACCCCCACTCAAAACTTCGGGGAGAGGGGAACACCGTCACGCGGGAAGTAAGCCGTGCAACAGGTCTCCAGCGATTGGAACGCCCCTGTCCCCTTTGTGAGGGTAGATTTTTTTCACAAGATTCTTTTTCTTGCAGTGTTTGAGCCAATACGATGCTGTTCTTGTACTTATCGCATAAGCTTTTGACACTTCAACGACAGGTTTAAGACCGTTGTCTATTGCGGTGTTGTATATGTCTGCTACTTCTCTTAGGAAGTCTTCGGTGAGTTTCGCTCGGCCTTCGGGTTTTGTTGCTTTCATCTTCGGCATTGCTTGTTGGAGGAGTTCGTGTATTCGTATGCTCCGTAGGTCGGTGCCTGTTATGTCGTGGCCTTGTATGTGGATGTCGACAACTTTGTTTGGTTTGTCCGTGTCGTCAATAGTGAGTGTGGCTGTCGTGTCACCGTTGAGGACGAGGAAAAGCTGTCTGTTCATTGTCGCAATCCTTAG